CATGTTTTCATGCTTGGTCTGGAATGGAACGATGCAAAGGCACAAAAGACAGCTAAAGATGCATACGACAGATTGTTCAATCTTAAGTGGACTCCACCCGGCCGAGGCTTGTGGATGATGGGCACTAGGTTTATTGAAGAACGTACCGCTGCTGGACTTTTTAATTGTGCGTTTCGCTCAACTCGCGACTTAGCAACAAAGGGTGGTTATTTATTCGCTTGGATGATGGATGCCTTAATGGTTGGTATTGGTGTCGGATTTGACACGGAGGGAGCCGGCAGCATCACCATAAGAGAGCCGCACTATACAAACGATACTCTTGTAATTGACGACTCTCGCGAGGGCTGGGTAGATTCTGTTCACACACTATTAGATGGATTCTTTTTCGGAGCAAAGGTTCCTAAGTTTGATTATTCTGCAATTAGGCCATTGGGTGCGCCCATTCTTGGTTTTGGCGGAACTTCGTCTGGCCATGGCCCCCTAAAAGAACTACATGAAAGTTTGACTGAACTGTTTTCCGCCAAGGTTGGTGAGCCTATCACATCAGTTGACATCGTTGACACCGAAAACCTTATTGGGCGCTGCGTTGTCGCCGGAAACGTTCGTCGCTCTGCTGCTTTAGCGATGGGCAAGCACGATGATATACAATATCTTGAAATGAAAAACGATTCAGAAAAACTAATGCACCATCGCTGGGGTTCCAACAACTCCTTCAATGCCGTTGTCGGCATGGACTACACTTGGCATGCGGAGCAGTCTCAGAAAAACGGGGAGCCGGGATATATTTGGCTCGACAATGCGCGCACAAGAGGGAGGTTTAAAGATGGCCTTCGTTTTGATGATATGAACGTAGCAGGATTTAACCCCTGTGTTGAGCAGCAGCTAGAAGATGCAGAGTTGTGCTGCTTGGTGGAGACTTACCCTGCAAAGCACGAGAATCTTGAAGACTATCTCAGAACACTCAAGATTGCGTACCTGTATGGTAAGACAATTACCTTGTCAAACACTCACTGGCCCGAGACAAATGCAAAAATGCTAAAGAACCGACGTATTGGTCTTTCGCAATCAGGGGTTGTTCAGGCTTTTAACAAGTTTGGCAGAAGAGAACTATACAATTGGTGTGACAAAGCCTATGAGTACGTGTCCGATCTCGATGAAGAGTATTCAAACTGGCTCTGTATTCCTAAGTCTGTAAGGATGACTTCGATCAAGCCCTCCGGCACCGTCTCTCTCTTGAACGGCTCCACGCCCGGAATTCATTTCCCAGAGAGCGAGTATTATATTCGACGCATTAGGTTTTCCCAAACCTCAGAGCTACTACAACAATTAGAAAAAGCCGGTTATAATATAGAAAAAGATGAATATTCTCCCAACACCATGGTTGTAGAGTTTCCTGTGCATGAGCCCTACTTCGAAAAAGGAAAGAAAGACGTTAGTATTTGGGAGCAACTTGAGATCGCTGCGCAGTATCAGCACTATTGGGCCGATAACTCAGTCTCCATAACTGTTACCTTTAACGATGCTGAGGCTTCTCAGATTAAAGGAGCACTAGAAATGTATGAAACCAGACTAAAGGCTGTTTCTTTCTTGAAATATCAAGAAACCGGATACGTGCAGGCCCCTTACGAACCCATCAACAAAGAGAAATACTTAGAGATGGTATCAAAAATTAGCCCAATTCAAAAATTTGAGTCAGAAGAGGGCGGTAGCGGAACAAAGTTCTGTACAAATGATAGTTGCACAATTTAACACGAGAGAAAAATGTTTAAACCACTTAATAGATATGTACAAATTAGTTTAGAAAACCCAGAAGAAAACAAGACAGATTCGGGTATCTTATTGCCAGACGAGTACAAGCCGACTGAAGATACGTATGCCACCGCAACGGTTATGAATTTTTCAGATGATGTCAAGTTTGCCAGTAGATTATTTGAAGGCTGCAAGATAGTCGTAGACAAAAAAATGGTTGAAAAAATTAACTTTTCCAATAAAAGCATTAATGTTGTGCTAGAGAACTATATAGTAGGTATAGTTAGTTAAATTTAAAGGAACAAATCGGTGGCTGTTGATAAGAACTTTTATAATGAGGCTTCTGCATCAAAATTAGGCTGGGATCCAACATGGTTTGGTGAAAAGTATTTTGATGACAAGCTGGTGAGAGCCATTAAAAAGTGGCAAAAAGCAAACGGGCTAGTGTCCGATGGGCTTTGCGGGCCTAATACTTTTCGAAGACTCTGGACAGAGAGACAGTCCGAAATAGACGATCACAAGCCAAGCAGTTGCACATACTCTAATTACATTGTTTACAACAACGATTTTTTTCCGATTGAATGGGATAAGGTTGTGTTATGGTCGGAAGACGGAGGTCTTAAGGCCAAGCCGGCAACACACTATAACTATGCCGGAAGACCAAAGAGAAACATCAGGTACTTCGTCAACCACTGGGATGTGTGCCTGAGTTCAAAATCTTGTCAGTCCGTATTAGACAAGAGAGGTATATCAGTTCACTTTTTGATTGATAACGACGGAACCATCTATCAAACGCTTGACATGCAGCACGGAGCATGGCATGCTGGCTCCGAAAGGGCCAATAGGGCGTCGATTGGGGTGGAGATATCAAACGCTTATTACCCAAAATATCAAGCTTGGTATGTTAAGAATGGCTACGGCGAAAGACCGCTCATCGAAGACGCTTGGGTGCACCACAACAAGCTTGAACCATTCATGGGCTTCTACCCAGAACAAATAGAGGCCCTTAAAGCGCTGTGGAAAGCAGTGCACAAAGCAGCGGATATACCGTATGAAGCACCCCTTAATCAATTTGGCAACACGTCAACACAATATGAACAAAGAGTCACATACGGAAAGTTTGCCGGATTTGTTAGCCATTATCATGTTTCAAAAAGAAAAATCGATTGCGCTGGCTTAGATATCAAGCAACTGCTTAGTGAAATAGAAGAAGATTGATATTAGAGTACGACAACGTAATTCTGGGCAGCAGCATCGATGCGTTTTTGCTAGGATCGCAAAATTTTTGGCCGGTAATTTTTTCAGATTTTGAAAAACCGTTTAGATTTGATTATTGTTCTCCTGATTTAGATTTATCTAAATTAAATTTACCAAAAAAGCTTGAACGAAAAAGTTTAACCACTTTTGATGGAAAATTTGCTGTTGGGCCACCCAAACACCTTCTGTGGGAGAGGCTTTACTTTGCGCATTCCTTAAGGGGTCTGGTGCCGTTATCTGATTTATGCAAAAGCATCCGAACATCAGACAACAAGCTAACATGCTTTAACGAATACTCAAAAATAGCAGAGATCAAATTTAATAACTGCTATTATTTTGGCGATAATAACGTAATTGACCTATTCAATGAAAAAAATATTGAAGATATGGAATATTTATGTTATGATTGGATTGCTTTCAACAAAGGTGGAAAACATGAAATCGACCACTTTACTACCAGCGATAATTTTTGTCAACAAGTATGGTTTTATCCATCAGACCGTATTGATGGAAATACTTCTGTTAAAGATGCTTGTGTCGTTTCATTACTGAATTCAAAACAATTAGCCGATTTTGATTATTCAGAAACAATGGCAAGATTTAAACTTATCGATGAAATGGAGAAAAGGGGCATGAAGGGCTTGTTTAATGGATATACTAGCGCCGGAAACCCAAAACACTATAAATTTAAAACCACGCATATAAGAAGGGAAAAACATGCTATCACAAAAATACACAAAATTGCGTCCAAAGGTTTCAAAAAGCCGCCAAGCAATAAAAAAATATATAATCAAATGTTGCAATCGGCTTGTTTGGACTCCAATGTATTTTTGAGAAAGGAAAATGAGTAGCCATGTCCATACCGCCGGGATAATACCCGTAGCGAACCTAAAATGCAATTATCAGTATTCTTTTCCCGATGTGCTCTTGCCCATTGAAAATAGCTTTACAGCTATCCAGAAGTCTGTTTTTGAATGTGCCATGGCTGGTTGTAATACTATTTGGATAATTGCTAATAATGATTTGGCGCCCATTGTCAGGAAAACTATTGGTGATTGGATTTATGATCCGGTTTATTATGAGAGAAAATTCACTAAATTTTATTCGGATCATAGACGAGAAGTGCCTATTTATTACGTACCGATTCACCCCAAGGACCGCCTTCGCCGCGATTCATATGGGTGGTCGATATTACACGGCGTGAACACTGCATATGTAACCTCATATAAGATCTCAAAATGGATTGTGCCAGAGAATTTTTATGTTAGCTTTCCAATGTCAGTGTTTGATATTCATGCTATAAGAGAAAGTAGAAAACTTATCTCAACAAATAAAAACAATTTTTTTGTAAGACATCAAAACAAAACAGCCAAGGATGGGGAATACCTTTCATTCACGCTAAAAGGAGAAGATTTTAAACAATGTCGAAATTTGGTAAACAAAACAACAACGCGGGAGTTTTTACCCCCCTCAAAAGACCAGCGATATCCGAATCAAAAGTTGCCACTGGAGAAAAGGTGGTCGGCAAGAGGTTTTTCGTTGGAGAAAATACTAAGCCCAGTGTCGATGAAGCATGCGACATTTCATGATATAGATTGGTTCTACAATGTTTCTACGTGGGAACAATACCGGGCATACTTGTCATCAAATAATTTTTTAGAAATCCCAAAAAAAGAGTTGACTCTGCCACGCACACATGCTAATATACCTTATACCACTTAAGGAGGCACAATGAATCGCACTGATTCTAAGATTAAATTTGTTGGCCTGCACGCCCACAGCGTTGCAGGCTCTATCTTTGATGCTATTGGATATCCCCAAGCGCACATGGATTTCTGTTATGAAAATGGCGGAGAAGCATTAGCACTGACAGATCATGGCAACATGAATGGTCTTGCTTACCAAGTTTTACATGCAAAGAAGATGAAAGAGGCTGGAAAGGACTTTAAGCCTATCTTTGGGTGTGAAGCGTATTTCATTCCATCTATCGAAGAGTGGCGTGAAGAATATTCAAAGGCGATGGAAGACAAGAAGCGCGCCCGTGCCGTGAAGAAGGACGCCGCTTCAGGTGCTACCGTTGAGGACGAAGGCGCCTCTAAGAAGACTCAAGACATCCTACGCCGCCGGCGACATCTTGTGCTTCTTGCTCAGAACCAAACGGGTCTGAACAACCTATTTAAACTAGTATCGGAGTCCTACAAGGCTGAAAACTTCTACCGATACCCGCGTATTGACTATGCACTTTTGGAAAAGTACAACGAAGGTATCATTGCTGCTTCTGCTTGTCTTGGTGGGGTGTATGCTGGTAACTATTGGGAAAATCGAGAGGATAGTCCCGAAGCGGTTCTTAGCGCCATGCGTGAAACTACTAAGCGTATGGTCGATATCTTTGGTGATCGCTGGTATGCCGAGATTCAGTGGAACAACATCAAGGAACAGCACGAACTAAACCAGTATGTCATTCAAGTGGCTCAGGAGCTTGGTGTGCGCCTTATCACCACTGCTGATAGCCACTACCCCAATCCGACCGCTTGGAAGGACAGAGAGCTGTATAAGCGCCTAGGCTGGCTTGGTAAGGGCCGGCCCTCATGGGCAGACGAAGAATCGCAATTGCCCGATGGGGTAGAAGAGATTGGTTATGAGTTATATCCCAAGAATGGTGATCAAGTTTGGGAAAGCTACAAGCAGTATGCTGAATCCTGTGGGTATGAATACGATGACGAGGTAGTCATGAGTAGCATCGAAGAGACCCACAAGATCGCCTTCGAACGTATTGACAATTTTTTGCCAGACAATACTGTCAGGTTGCCCGAGTTTGTGGTTCCGGCTGGATTCACTGCGACTCAAGCGCTAGTTAATTATGCACTTGAGGGGCTAAAAGACCGAGGACTTCACAAAAATCAAGAATACATCGCACGTCTCAAGCAAGAGTTAAACGTTATTGACGATCGCGGCTTCTCAAAGTATTTCTTGACCATGAAGTCTATTGTGGACGTGGCAACCGAAATGATGCTGACCGGCCCCGGCCGAGGCTCAGCAGCCGGCTCTTTGGTAGCATATGCATTGGGCATCACGCAGGTCGATCCTATTAAGTATGATCTGCTGTTCTCTCGATTTTTGCGGTCTGACGCAACTGACTATCCAGATATCGACTACGATGTATCTGACTCGATGGCTCTTAAGGAGAAGTTGGTTGAAATGTGGGGCGAAGATTGTGTGGCTCCAATCTCTAACTGGAACACACTGCAGCTTAAGTCATTAATCAAGGATATTTCTAAGCTGTACAACATTCCATTCACTGAGGTCAACACTGTCACCTCCATCATGATTCGCGAGGCAACACCCGAAGCCAAGCGCAAGCATGGTATTAAGGCTGGCGTATATGCACCGACTTGGGAAGAGGTTATGGAGTTCTCACCAACTCTGAGGTCATATCTAAACAAGTACCCGCAGGTCAAGACTCACGTTGAGGGGCTTGTTGGTCAGGTTCGCTCTTGCTCTCGCCATGCTGGCGGTGTTGTGATTGCCGAGAACCTTGACAAGAACATGCCCCTGATCAACTCAGGCGGGGTGCGTCAGGCACCGTGGGCTGAGGGTCAGAACGTGCGCCATCTTGAGCCTATGGGGTTCATTAAGTTCGACTTGCTTGGGCTTTCGACACTGAAGATGATGGAGGGCTGCATTGAGCACATCCTTCGTCGCCACCATGGCATCGAGAACCCGACGTTCGCACAGGTCCGAGATTACTACGAAGAAAACCTACACCCGGATCGCATGGACATGTCTGACCCTAAGATCTACGAGAACATCTTTCACAAGGGTAAGTGGGCAGGAGTCTTCCAGTTCACTGAGCAGGGAGCGCAGCAGTTTTGTGTGAGAGCAAAGCCTAACAACATCATTGATGTTTCTGCTATTACTTCTATCTTTCGCCCCGGCCCCTTGTCGGCTGGTGTTGATGCAGATTATGTGGAGGCAAAGAGCCACCCGCAGCGAATCAGTTATTTGTCTGATGAGGCCCGAGAGATCACCGAAGAAACCTTTGGCTTTCTTATTTTCCAAGAGCAGATTGCGTTGTTGGCGCACAAGCTTGGTGGGCTAACTCTTGACGAAGGCAACATGCTTCGCAAGGTTTTGACTAAGAAGGGAACCGGCAAGGGCTCCGTTAAAGATAAGTTGCGCACAAAGTTTATCAAGGGCTGCGTGCACAACAACATTGACCGAGACGAGGCACAGTCCCTTTGGGACAAGTTTGAGTTCTTCTCAGGCTATGGCTTCAACAAGTCTCACGCGGTTAGTTATTCTATTATCTCATACCAGTGTGCTTGGCTGTTTAACTACTACCCAGCAGAATGGATGGCTGCATTCTTGGACAAGGAGCCTGAAAGCCGAAAGGAGAAGGCAATCAATATCGCAAAGCAGTTTGGTTTCAAGATTGCGCCGCTAGATGTAAACAAGTCGGGCACTGTATGGGAGATCTCCGAAGACGGAAAGACTCTGATTCAGCCGCTGACTTCAATCAAGGGTCTGGGGATGGCAGCAATCGAACAGCTTTTGGCTCATCGGCCAGTCAACACGGCAGAGGAACTGTTGTTTAACGAGAGTATTACTTATTCAAAGCTCAATAAGAAGTCGCTCGATGCGTTGTGTCGCGGCGGGGCTCTCGACAATATTGTTGATGATCGGTTCACTGGTCGCAAGCACTTCTGGTCTGCATGCATCGTGGACCGACCCAAGAACCTAAAGAAGTTGGGAGAGAATATCGAACTCTACAGACCAGAAGGCGACTTCAGCGAGGAAGAGATTATTCAGTTCAAGTCAGAATTGACTGGGGTATTTCCAATTAACTTGGTTATCAAGCCAGAGACGGTGCAGCGTCTTCAAGAACGATACGTGCCACCAATCTCAGAGTTTGATGAAGAGCTTCAGGTGTGCTGGTTTATTCCTCGCAAGATTGTTCCGAAGAAGACCAAGAACGGAAAAGCATATTGGATTCTGGAAGTCATTGATTCTAATAATCAGCTAACTAAGATTAGGTGTTGGGGCATTAAGCCCGAGAAGGATCGCGTGCATCTTAACCGACCCTACATGGCCAAGTTGAAATATGATCAGAACTGGGGTTTTTCAACCTATGCTGTCGGGAAAACGTTCAAACTGCTGGCATAAAACTAATTATCGGCATGTCGGTTAGCAAAAAACTAAAATGGCGTCGTGCGCTTTCTACGTTAAAGTTTTCTTATGAAGAATTAAATTATGCACAAGAAGTGAGTCGCGAAGCGGCAGGAGAGTTTGAGGCATATTACAGAAAATTTTGTGCTGAGAAAGGCGTAAATATTTCTGAACTAGACCGACAACACAAAGAAAGGCTTGATGCGCTATACGGACGCAATCAAATAGCTGATGATGAAACTCAAGATAATTCCGATGTATACGGCCCGCAAGAATCGGCGCTGGTAGTTCATAATGGGTTCTCCGAAGTGGATGAAGAATATCAGATGACTGCTGACGACATAGCCATACATCAAGCCTTTCATCGGCTCTACAAACAAGTTGCCCTCATGATTCATCCCGACAAAATAGAGCCTAGCCTATCCGCCCAAGAAAAAGAATCGAGAATAAATATGTTCGCTGAAGCCAAAGAGTCGTATGAAGATAGAAAATACTATAGATTACTTGAGATATCTGAATATCTGAAGATTTCAACAAGCCGAAATTATGATCTGCAAACCAGATGGATGAAAAGAGAAACCGAAACAATCGTGAATTTGACAACAAAAGAAAAAAACACATACAATTATTATTTTGGAATAGCGGAAACAGACGAAGAAAAAGAAAACTTAATACGAAAGTTCTTACAACAACTTTTTCGCATGAGCGTGCAATAAGTTGTTGACACGGGCTGTATAGTCTGCTATATTAATACAGTAAACAAAAGGAGGGCCGAATGGCTAATACAAACGACGAGAGAAAGCGCTATGTGAAGGAATACATCCGTTCACTAGTAGCAATTGAAGAGGCCATGGAGCCTTATAAGGAGCAGAAGCGTGATCTCCGAGCAGAGTTCAGGGAGAATGGTTGGCTCAACACTGATGAGATCCGTGCCGCTGTAAAGGCATACCGTCTTTACAAGGGTAAGGTAAACATTGACGAAGTTGTCGAGAACTTCAACATGATCTCCGGACAGGACGGAGGTGAGACTTGATAATCGAGTTTATGAGAATCAAGGACGGAGTAAAGGTGCCAACCCGCTCTAATCCCTCTGATGCTGGACTTGACATCTATGCACATATTGGCAAGATGGGCGAGTTTACGGAGGTATTGCCGAGCCAATCTGTTCTTGTGCCAACCGGGCTCAAGTTTGGTGTGCCGCACGGTTATATGCTACAGGTAATGAACCGCTCTAGTGTAGCCGCCAAACGCGGACTAGTGGTCGGCGCACACGTAATTGACTCTGGCTATGATGGCGAGGTCTTCATCAATCTTCACAACGTTGGCTCAAGGAGCCAAGAGATTTATCATGGGGATAAGATCGCACAACTTGTCATGATTCCGATTGTGCCATTCCGGGCACATGAGATCCGAGATGATCAGTTATATCTGTTGCCCATAACAATTTCTAACAGAGGCGACGGAGCCTTGGGGAGCACTGGTGAATAAGGCAAGACAGGAAGGGAAGATAGAGATGTCGCTTGTATTTCAAAATATAGGCGAAGATGAACTAGATAGCATATTTGGCGAAACTTCTAGTTCTGAGACTCATGGCGAATGGTACTATCAAAACGTAACACATTTTGGAGGCTCGATAGAGGATGAGTATCGGAATCGCCACACGCACAACGGGACAACGAAATCCCAGTTTTTAGAAGAGTTTAAAAACAAAATAAGCAATGAAGCGAACGATCATTATAAAAACAGAAGGGCAATATATCACGATTCAGCCTCTGGCTGTACTAAGGTGGGCGTCATTGAGAAGGTGGAGCTTGTTGTGGGTGCAGAAGCCGGCGGCGGTGGCCCTAAAATTTACAACACAATAGACGGCACCAGTAAGAATTGGTATGACGAAAATGCCGAACTTAGCTTCTTAATTGGTGATAAGCTGTATGACTGTATCCATGGCGTTTGTATGATTGAGCATGAGTTGCCAATGGATTTGTGCGAGGGGGAAAGGTGTTTTGAAAACTTTGATGACGCTGTGCGCGCCCTGAAAAAACTTAACAAAGCAAAGGAAAACAATGAATAAAACTACACAGAAAGTAATGTTTAGTTCCAAAACTGGTAACTGGGCGACTCCACAAGAGTTTTTCGATAAACTTAACTGGCGCTTTGGGCCTTTTAATTTGGATCCTTGCGCGAGTACCCATAATACTAAGTGCGCCAACTTCTTTACCGAAGCAGAGAACGGGCTAGAGAAGGACTGGGGTGGTTTTACATGTTTTGTTAACCCTCCGTATGGCAGAGGTATTGACAAGTGGATCGAGAAGAGTTATAATGAAGCCAAGAAGCCGGATACCAAGGTCGTTATGCTTATTCCTGCAAGGACTGATACGAAGTATTGGCACAATTATGTTATGAAAGCCTCTGAGGTGCATTTTGTTAAAGGTAGGCTTAAGTTTGGTGACAGCCAGAACTCAGCACCTTTCCCCTCCGCAGTCGTTGTCTTTGACGGCGGAGAAGAACTCTGGAGAGTAGAGGGGATCAATAGATGAACCGCAAGCAAAGACGTGCCCTTGAAAAGCAGGCCGAAAAAAACAAGACAAAAGAAATCTCCAAGAAGATATCGTCTTTTGGCAATTTGCCCGACGAGTGTATGACTTGCCTTGCTCCATTTGACAAACAAGATAGAACCATGGTCACGACTTGGAGCGTCGTCGTCAGAGATGATGAAGACGTTAGGCTATATTGTCCCAAGTGCTGGGACACGGCGATCAAAATTGTCGGGGAATATTATAAGGAGAATAAAAATGCCAGTACATAGAATCTCTAAAGAAGGTTTGCACAAAATTATAAACAACAAAGTAAACACCAAGGCAAATTGTATAGTCAAATTTTACTCAAACGGTTGCCATCTGTGTCATGGCTTACATGATTATTACATTGATATATCTGATCAGTTTGAAGACAAGGGTGATACATTTTTCTACGCTTTCAATATTGATGATGATCCTTCTATTGAAAAATTACTAGATTTTAATGGAGTGCCCACCATTGTTCTCCTTAAACCTGATCCAAAAGTTAAAAACTCAAGATGTAAGGTTTTGAAAATGGAAGATCCTGAAAAACCAAACAAAAAGACATGGTACAGAACGCATAGAATTATAAGATTTATACAGAGGAACACATGAACACAGACACCCTATCATATGATGATGTATTGTTGGTGCCACAATACTCAGACATACGCTCTAGAGCAGAAATAAATATAGGCACGGATTTAGGAAATGGCTTGTCGCTAACGCTGCCTATCTTTTCCTCGCCGATGGACACCATTACTGAAGTTGCTATGGTTAATTCGATGAATGAGCACGGTGGAGCAGGAATTATCCACAGGTATAACACCATCGAAGAACAAGCCGATATGCTCCGAGCCGTGGATCGGCCAACTCAAGCCGGCGCAGCTATCGGTATCACTGGCGACTATCTTGAGAGAGCCAGCGCAGTTGTTGACGCCGGCGCCACCTTCCTGTGTGTCGATGTGGCCCACGGTCATCATATTATGATGAAGGAGGCGCTAACAAACCTTAGAAAGATGTTTGGCGACGAATATCATATTATGGCCGGGAATGTTGCAACACTTGATGGAATCAACGATCTCGCTGATTGGGGTGCCGATAGCGTCAGGTGCAACATAGGCGGTGGTTCGATATGCTCGACCAGAATCCAAACTGGCCATGGGTTACCCGGATTGCAGACAATTATCGAATGCGCCAAAACTGATAGAGATGTCAAGATTGTGGCCGACGGAGGTATAAAGAACTCCGGAGACATGGTAAAGGCTCTTGCTGCTGGGGCAGACGCAGTTATGGTTGGGTCACTGCTCGCCGCGACTAGCGAAACGCCCGGAGTTGTCGAGAGAGATTCTAATGGAAATGTCTGGAAGGCTTACAGGGGTATGGCCTCAAAAGAGGCCCAAATAGAGTGGCGTGGCAAATATTCTTCTTACGAAGGTGTCGCGACCAGAATCAGGCATCGCGGTTCTGTCATCAACATTCTTTCTGATTTAGAAAAGGGGATTAGATCCGGATTTTCATATAGCGGATCGAGAAGTATCTCTGAGTTTCACTCTAGAGCCGTTTTTGTAAGACAGACAGTTTCGGGATTATATGAGAGCAAGACACACATTGACAGCAGGAAGATGTGATGACTAGCGATATAAATTACGGAAAGCTAACTAAAAGAATTGTTTTTACTGAAAATGATCATAGACACGCTCAGCTAATAGTTAAACTAAAACACGACGGTCTTAAGCAATCTGAATTTTTTCGCTCTTTAATCACAGCATATCTTTCGGGCGATGAGAGAATATTGTCCTATATTGAAGAGATTAGCAAACTTTCGAAAAGCAGAAAAACAAAGTCAAAAGCGCTGTCTGAAAAAGGTAAGCAAAACATTTCTGACTTTGGGTTCACTGATGGCGAGATAGAGAACATATTTGACCTCATCGAAGAGGAATACCCAGAGCTATGAGTGAATCCGGTTTAAGATTATGTTCCAAAAAATGCATGGACATGAATGTAAGTTGCCCCGTTGACTCATGCAGGCTGTGGATTGATTACGAGGAAGACAACAATTGTACTCTCGTGGCTATATATAACAATGGAAGTATGACGCTGAGACAAATTGCAGAGAGGTCTGGCATATCTTTTGCCAGAGTTAAACAAATTGAATCAAAGGCGTTAGAAAAGATTAAAAAATTTAAAAGTTTGAGTTGCTTTCAATTTTAAGGCACTATAAGTAAATGCACACTATTTATATTTGAGTTTTAACAAAAAACTAAGGAGATTTTTATAATGGCTCGTAAAACTTTACTAACCGAAGGCGAACTTCGACAATTCATGAAGCTCGCCAACCTCCAGCCACTAGGCGCTGGAAAACTTCAGGAAATGGGATACGGTGATGTGCCGGCAGCCCGCGATGAAGACGAAGAAGATAGAATGGATGAAGAAGAAGAGATGGAGATGGATATGGCAATGGGCGCCGAAGAAGCACCCATGGACGACGCTCCTATGGATGAGCCCATGGACGATGAGCCCATGGACGAACCAGAAGGTGAAATGGAGCTATCCGATGAGGAAGCTCAGGCTATCATTGATTTAGCTGACAGGCTTCGCGCTGCTATGGGCGAAGAAGGCGGTGAGGAAGAGATGGATATGATGGGTGATGAAGAAGCGCCGGAAGGGGGTGATGAACTTGAAATGGCTGCTGATGAAGAAGAACCCATGATGGAAGAAGAGAAGGACGAGGAAGATGTGGTTGCGGAAGTAGCACGTAGAGTCGCCTCTCGTCTCAAGGCTGAGAACAAGAAGACCGAGATCGTTGATCAGCTAGCTGAAAGAATTATGAAAAGACTCACAAAATAGTTTGACATAGTTAAACGAGCCTGTTATAATATTAACCACTAGCTAATACTAGTGGTTAATTTTTTTGGAGGATAGATTTGAGTTTTGATTGGCTTTTATATGTGCTGGTGTTCATTTTTGGGTACGTAACGTGCAAAACTTTTTATTTCTTTAAAGAAGTGAGGCTCGGCCTTGTCATGATGGACATATCACAGGCCCTAAGCCTGCACACGATTGTCTTAGGTTTAGAAAATTACTATTTCACCAGAAGCATAAAGATTAGCGAGCTAAAAAAAGCAAACGCTTCTGACCAAGTAATCGAAGCATACAAGAAAAACTTTGATGAGGAAATTGAAAGATATAAAAATAAATGTATCGAGGAGATAATTAAAATACACCCCAATTTTTATCGCGATGTTTTAAGATTTAATGATTGGGATTCAGCCATGCGTTTTTTAAACGGACCCGGCGCACGACTAGTAAAAAATTTTCACAACAAATAATAGGATTTTAAATGATTACGGACAAAATCAGACAGAAGATTAAGACACTCGTAGGAGATGCTACTGCCCCAGACAACGACACAGTAAAAGCAGAGGCAGCTGAAAAGAAAGTTGTTGTCTTAGACCCAGAAATGTTGCAAGGACTGGAAGCTGCCTTGGAAGAGGCCGAGCCTCCACCGATGAATACAATTGGCCTTTTTTGTGATGTTACTGAAGAAAAGATCGCGGAGATCATACACGCACTGTTATACCTTGAGCACCTCTATGCTCATTCAAAGCCGGAA